GTTGATCTGATCACCCCGTCATTTGATCCCCGTCTCATTTTTTCGACGGCAAGAGCCAATGCCATCACACCGTCATCATGCATTCCATCTGGTGCTGTGTATTTCACTCCCCCACCTGGGCTGTATTCATACGTGAAAGACTCAAGCTCAGATTTTAATGCTTCGTCGAAGAATCGAACCCTGTTTTGCTGAATAGCAGCACGAAGGCCCATCATCAAGGCTTGTTTTGAGGTTGACGAGAACTTGAAACCCTCAAAATTTGATCCCTCCATGATCAGATCCTCCACAATCGGATCACCGACACCCGTGGAATCAATCAAGGCTGGATTCCATTCTGTCATTTCAATGATGCTCTGTTTCGTCTCTCCCCATGACTTTTGGAACCTGCCATTAAACACTTGGCAACCGTCTTCATCGAGTCCGACACCCCAAGTCCAGTCATGGCTTTTCGCAAGATCCCAACCAAACCATATCGCAGGTTTATGGCTTCGTTCACCGTAACAAGCCCTGATTGCATCAACTCCAAACGGATTGCCACCATCATCGGCTGGCACCCCAAGGTATTCCTGCTTGTAAACCGCATCAGGCAGATCCTTTTGAGCATCGGCCAATTCCTGTTCCAGATCCGGAATCGTTGGATTGTCGATTGTGCCAAGCCTCCAGGATTTCCAATCCCGATCCCCACGCTGCCCCTTAAGAAATAACTGGTGAAAATAGTTCTGCCCCTTCGGTGTTCCAAGCACCCAAGCTCTGCCCTTGTAATCTGTCAGTGTTGGCCTGATGTCCTGCTCCCATCTGGATTTCAGATCCCTGACGACTGAAGCCTCATCAATAATGATCCCGTGATATTTGCGACCACGACCAGCATCAGGCTTTTCCAGCGACCAGAAATCAAACCTTCCCCCATTGATCAAATGGATCTCCCTGTTCTGCTTGTCTGTCTTTCTGATCAAAGGGGCAAATGATGCCTCAATCTCGTTCCACTGCTCAGACATTGATTTATAAGTGGGAGCAAACCAGCCATAAGTTTTCCCCATGATCCCAGCCATACGCAGGATGTGCAGTCCCATCGTGGTTTTGCCGAATCGACGACCGCATTGCAGAACATTAAAACGAAGGGCAGCATCGAGAATCCGTTGCTGCCCTGAGTGTGGCTTTTGAAGATTGATCCCTTGGTTTAATTCTTGAGCCATGCAGGTTCCTTGATCGGCTTTCCATCCATCGTGACATGCACATGGATCTCACCGTTGTTATCAAGTTCCATCTTGTCAGACATCCCACAAAAGTTTTTTAAGGCGAAGATCAATAGCTGATCACGATCTTCTTTGATCGCCCTATGCAGGAGCTTCATTCTTAGGCTTCTTGCAGTTGCTGCTCTGCCCTTGTTGTAGAGCTCTCGGAATTCAGAATTTTCCTTGGTGAATTCCCTGTTGATCGTTTTGACATTAACACGAAGAAAGTCAGCAATATCCTTCTGCGTAAATCCCATGTTGCCGAACGACTCAGCCGCTTCAATCGGCATTTCAAAAGACTGTCTTCCCCGTTTGCGTTCACTGCTGATCTTGATTTTTCGATCTTTGATTTTCATTTCTCTTAAATTTTAGCTATTTTTTTTGCAAAGATAACTCAAAACTCACTTTCAATCTTGATTCAGATAAAGTTGCACCTGTCAAAATTCCTCCACGACCTCGCATACATCCTTGATGTTTACCAAATCTTCCAAATTTTGTGCATTTCCATATTTTATTTTTTTTGAATGAATGTATTAATGCTGGATTTGTTGTTGTTATTAAAAATCGAAAACCGTTGTTGATGTATTCATTTCCTATAATTTCACAAAACCTAGAACCAATTCCCAATCCTTGAAAATCAGGCAAAACAACCAAACGATGTATTTTTTTTAAATTTTTTGACTTTGGATGTGGTAAATGCAAGACGCTTAACCATGCGGCTAATTTATCTTCAACCGTTAAAACATAACAATGAGCAGCGTTGTTGTGACTGCTATCTAAATAGTGAAATCTTTTAAAATTATTCCATAATTGTTTTTTGGGTTCTGCGTAAATTTTACATTGGAATTTTTCTCGTTTTTTTTTGAATTGTTTTGCTGCATGTTGTCAGTTCTAAAAACCCAATCCGGTTCCAACCATGCTTCTATGTCATCGTGGCAACTGACTGCAATAAATCTTTTATTAGTTTTTTGAATGGCCTTGTTTACGGCACAACAAGTTGTTTTAGCTATTGTTCTATCAATAACGCTTGTAAATTCATCAAAAACAATATCCTTTTTTTCTGATAAAATACAATATGCCAATTCAACTCTCATTTTTTCGCCGTTTGACAAAACAGAATATGGCTTTAGCCATGATGGAGCAGAACTGAAACCACATAAGGTGAAAATTTTGGCAATATCATCACATGATGCATTTTTTGGCATTTCTTCAAAAACTGAATCATTTCCAAAATTTGGTTTTAAAATGTAATCATCAAATAATTGTTTGGCTATGGTGGTTTTCCCAGTCCCACTTGCTCCCACAATTAAACCAACTTTCCAATCTTTTGGAGGATCAATTTGTCCTTTAAATCTTTCTGTGATGGAATTGGATTGTATGTCAAATTTGCCAATGACATATTCATTTCTGAAGGTTTTTTTTGCTTCTGTTTTTTTTATAATGTCAAAATTTTGCATGTGATTCCTTCTTCAGAAAATTTTTCAAACAAAATTTGAGCTTCGTTTTCATTTTTACATTCAACTTCAATTCTCCATTGCTCTTGTATTTTTTCGGACAAATCATCAATTTCATTCTGACTTTCTTCATTCAGAAAATCAAGATCACCAAACCCAGTCAGATCCAGATCAAAACCTTCAAACACATCATCTGTGAGCAATCCTTTCAGAGCATCCTGATCAGCTTCGGCAAGTTCTGCGATACGATTATCAGCAATCATGTCGGCATATTCTGACGCTTCGTCCTTGTATTCCTGAACATCGACCGGAACCTCAGAGCATCCCAATTGCAAGGCAGCAGCGAGTCTGCCGTGACCTTTGACAACATAGCCTGACCTCTTGGAAACGGTGATCGGATTTCGCCACCCTTGATGCCTGATGATCTTTGCAAGCAAACGGATCTGCTCTGCTGGGTGAGTGTTGTAATTGCGTGGATGCTCTACCAATGAAGCAGGATCACGCATTTCTGTGTGAGAGCAAAAGACTTGTGGATCTTCTGGTTTTTCGAGTTTTACTTGGCCCATTTGAGTTCCCAACCTTTCTGATTTGTTTTGATTCCTAATGCTTTTTTGAGTTTACCAAAGATTCCCTTGTCCATTCTTGATCCATCAACAGACAGGGCTTTGTTGAATTCTGATTTCGGATCTCGGATCCGTTCCTTCGGTTTGATTAAGCCTAATGCCACCGCCTCTTCCCTGTCAACCTCCTGAACATCCATCTGTGAGTTGAACCCCCAAGGACCATGCGGAACACCCAGGCCACCGATTTCCTTTTTGTTCATCTCAAGCCAGAACTTGGTATCATCTTTCCTCCGGACCACACCTTCGTTCTTCTTGTGCAGCGGTCGAGGTTCTTTCACATTTGCAATCCTGACAAATCTCCAAGCTGGGAAAGTCTCTGTCACATCAGGATCAACTGAGGCCTGAAAGTTACCATATCCATAAGCGGATCTCAGATTTGTCTCAAAGATCAACCCAAGCCGTCTGGCAGAGCTAACGTCCATCATCTGAGTGATCATGCTTTGATCAGCCTTGCCCATGCCTTGGGGAAGCGGATTGCCCATGCCCTCACGTTCTGTGACCTCCTGCATCATGTTGATGAAATCACCTCGGCTTCCGGTCTTCAGGGCTGTGGTTCTCTCACCTGTTGGCGTGATCACTTCCTCCCTTTGGGCTGTTAAGAAATCATCAATCGCTCTTTTTGCTGATTGAAGGAAACGAGCCGAAGCTACCCTGGATGAAAAGAAAGCCCGATCCCGAATGGAAGCTGAAACGTCAGCCCATTGTTTTGAAGTCAATCTGCTTCCGATTTCCTTCCGTGCTTTGAGACGTTTAATTGCCTCCTCAAATTTCATTGGTTTGTTGAGATAAGCCATTGATCAATCCTTGATTCCTTTGCTGGGTTTTTTGGCGATAAAAAAGCTGTGGTTAGTTATTGAGAAAAGATCCTTGCCCCTTGGCATATTTCTGGAGTCAAAGAACCGATCACATGCATCCGAAATCTCTTTTGCATGAGCCAAAGAAATATCAATCCCGATTTGATATTCATGCTCGATTGGTTCTGGATCTTCCACTTTAAAACCTTGACATACTCTTATCACAGGTGTGTAAAATTTCATAGACATTTCTTGACTTGCCCTTCTTTAAAGAAAAGACCTGCAACAATTTCTGGCGGAAATCATTGCAAGCCTTTGAGTCTGTTTGGTTAACGATGTAAATTGTCCTTTTCTGGTTTTACTGTTTTGATCTTCGCACTGGATGCCATGATCCATCTTTGATCGCTGCCTTTCTGATTCTACTATGTTCGTTTTTGCAGGTTTTGCAGTG